TCTATTACCATCCATGTAGGGGCCCCTATGCTATGTTATTTTATGCCATTTATCGCTTATTATAATATAGTTAACGCCTATTTCAAATTATATGTGAATATTTGTGAAAAACTTGGCACTTGCCCGCGTACCGCAATGCACTAGGCTCGTGAATTTTTGGCAATTTTTCTTGATTCTAGGCGTATAAATTAACCTTTATTTGTCGGAGTCTCTAGCCTAAAGTTTCACGGCTCACGGCTCATTATTTGGCATCCTGATGCCGTTTTATTTACAGCTGGAGCAATAAAAAATTGTTCAGGTGATTCCGTTTTTTCTCAATAGTTTTTGATTTTTGATTCGTGGATCACGGCAAGTTGTCCAAATTGCTTTTTAATTTCTCAATGGTTTTTGATTCGCTGTTCTCGGTTCAAGGTTCTACAGCTGTAAATATTAGGCCATAGGTTTTAATCAGCTGTTTACGTCCCGTTGGGCTGTGTTTAACTATTTAAAACGTAAAAAAACGCCGTCAATAATTAACGGCGTTCTATCAGCTTCTAACAGCTGTTAAAGTTTAGATCTTTAATTTAAATGTCTGGTCGGTCTCCAATGATTTAATTAAAATAAAATTTTCAAATGCTCCAATTTTTTCCTTATGGAATCTAAATCCAATTAACTTAAATTTATAAGAATAAATAATATTTTCTAATTCATTTAAATTAATTTTGTTATTAACGTAATTATAAAAAGCATCAATAAATTTTAAACCTTCTAATAATTTCATTTTGTTTTCTCCTCCAATAAGTTGTTAATTTTCTCAATTGTTGGAGTCATTTGTTTAACCAGCTGGTTAATATCATCGCTATAATTAAGCGTTCTAGTTTTAACAATTTCGTAAATTAAATCATCAAATTGTTTTTTTAATTCATATTTAAATTTTGAATTTTTCACAATAAAAACCTCCTATATATAAATTAATTGTGTGATAAAAAAAGAATAAAAAAAAACGCCGTAAATGTCAAATTACGGCGTTAAATTTAAAAAGAGCAGCGTTTAGTATTTTAATGCGTTTTTCTTCCAATAAATTGTTCCCATTTAAATTTTTTTATAATGTTTAAAATTTCATCTTTGTTAGAACATTCTTTATTTAAAAACATTCCAACAATAACATCCGTATTTAAACCATTTTTAATTTGTTTAATAATAGCATTTTTCATTTATAAATTCCTTTTTTAATAAGTTTTATGTCGTATTAATTTGCAATAAGGGCATTTTATTAAAACAAAATAACTTTGTTTTAAAGCTTGTTTATAATTAAAATTGTTAATGTAAAAATCTTTTATTTTACCTTTATCATTACAAAAATTACATTTATTTTTTTTCATTTTTTTTAACCTTTTTTAATGTGTTTTAAATATAATTTGCTGGTCTTTTTGATTCCAACATAATCCACACGTCCCACAATTAGCCGTTTTATTTTCCTGAACTGGACAAACTAATGAAACACCTTTAACAGGTTTAACAATATCATATGAATTTGCTGAGAAACTAATCGTTAAATCATTACTAAATCTAATATGACAATTATCATTTTTATTTAATTTAATTATCTCTTTTGCTATTGCTTGGGATAATGGAATCGATGATTTAATATTATTGGCTGTATATCCATAAAGAGCAATATTATTAAAAGTGTTTAACATTTTACGCCAGAATTTTACATATTTCACGCTAAAAAAATCGCCTAAAATATGCAATCGAATTAATAAAAGTTGATTAGTACTATTTAATAAATCGTTGTAAATTCGTTCCTCTAACAGCTGTGCATTTTTTGAACTAATTCGATGAGCGAATGGCATATTATTACCGTAACAATTTAACCAATGGATACAGTCTTTGGGGCACGTCTCACGCTCTACAAGTGTTAAAGTTACAAATTTATAATCTTTGTATTTACCTTTTAAAACTTTTTTTCCTAGTTTTTTATTTGTACTAGGTTTTAATATTTTGAATTGATAATTGTCTAATTCAAAAATATTGTTTTCATATATTGTAGTTTTCAACATAAATAACCTTTTTTAAATGTGTGAACTATTAATATAAAAAAAAACGCCGTATGAGTCAAATACGGCGTTTGGATCTGTTAAGGCTGTCAGTTTTTATTTATCTTTTTCGTGCCTTAAAATTAAATAAATTGTGCCTTTTTCGGTGTGGCAATGTTCAACTAAAAAATGTTTTGGCAATAAAGAAAGCCATTTTTGAAAATTAAATTTTTTCTTTTGTTTATTATCCATTTAAAACTCCATATTGTTTTATTTTACTACTAAACCATTTTTTTAAACTAATTGTTCTAACATTAGTTTTTAAACCAATAAATTTTTTAATTAAATCTTGATCAGCTAAAACTGATTTTGGATTTTTAGGATTAGTATATAAAAAAGGCGTACCATTAAACATTTCAGATATTTTAATACGATAAAAAATATCTTTTACATTTTTTTCGGTAAACTCTCCAACATCAATAACCATTGTAACATGAATCATTGCACTAATAGTATCTTTTGAAATGTCATTTAAATCGCATTTCCTAGTATCATAATGTAAGGGCATATCTAACAATCTCCTATAAAATATGTGATATTATGGGATAATAAAAAAAAACGGCGTAGAAGTCAAATTACGCCGTTTATAGTAGGTTTTAAAGTTGGGTTATTGTGACATATCGTCAGTTTCTTGTTTTGTATTTAAAATATCTTGTCTGAGTTGACTAACTCTATACTCAAAATTAATCAATGGAAAAACAACGTCTTTTAAAATTTCTTGTTTACTCATGTCACCAATCCAAAAATCTAGATCATCAAATTTAATATTTTTCATAAAATAACCTAACTAGCTAAAGCGACTCTATTCCAATCATTAGATTTAAGGTTTAAAACTTTTCCACCTAGTTTTTGCCAGAAGTCTACATTGTCGGCTTCAGCTGTATTACCAACATTAGTACACGCATTTACTAAAGTTGCTTTTGATATTGGCTGTCCTTGTTCGTAACCTCTTTGTCCTATGGTATTTAATAAACCATCTAAAACGCTTGAAGTTTCTTTTTTAGATAAAGACATAACCTTGCCCAAATCCTCAACAGCTTCAGTATAGTTTTTACCTACAGCAATTTTATCTTCTTTTGCTAATCTAATTTTTTCAACATTTTCATCGAATGTTTCTCTACTACCATAAGAGGAAATTATATCTCTTAGTTGAAGCTTCAGGGCGTGATTGTCGGCGTCCTTAGTTTCATCGGTTAAAATGTTATAATGGTCTCCAGTTCTAGCACTAGTAATATGTGCTTTCCTAGTTACATTTTCAGTTTGCATTCCATTTAAACAAGCTAATGTCCAAGATATGCCAAAAACTGAAATACTACCAAAGCCTACCTCACTATTAGAAATACCAATTCCATGTGCCATAATATCGTTAACACCTGCATCAGCTGTTATAACTTCGCTTTTCAACCTAATGTAAAGCTTTTTATCGCTGTTGGCATAGTTAACAATTTTCCATGAAGCACCAGACTCCCCAAGTGTAGGTAATGCAGACTCTAATAAATCAGAATTATCAAAAGTTTTAAATTTATCAGAAACAAATGCTCTAGCAATTCCAGTATGATGATCATAATTAAATGGAGATAATGCATGAGGATTATCATAAGTTCTGATCATTCTCCTAACTGGATTCTTTTCAAATAAAGCATTAACAACGGCGTCAGTTTCCTCTGGAACTTCATTTAATAAACGCCTGAATGTTGGAGCTTGAATTTCAATCTTATTTGCAATTTGATCTAAACATACTTGATTTGCATTTAAGATTTGAGTTTTTTCTCCTCTATCAGCTTCCATAATAATTTGACTAATTTTAACGCCTTTGTCATTCTCTATGGTTTTAAACTGAAGTTGGTTTGTAGGTGCAATAAAGTCTTGTTTCATATCGTTATGACTTTTGATATCAATTAACAAACTCTCTAAAGTCCTACTGTCGTTTTCTAAATGTCTCATATTTTTTCTCCTTTGTGTAATAGTTAAAACATAAAAAAAAACTGAGCAATAAATACTCAGTTTTTAATATATCAGATATTTCTTATATGTAAAGTTTAGTCTGTTTTATAATCTTCTATAAAAAGATGACCTCCATCATTTGCCCCAGTATCTTTGCTTACAGTTACTTGAAAAACTTTGTTACCTTTTTTAACTAAAAATACTGGAAATATTCTATCATCATCTTCTATTTCTAATGCAAACGCTTCTATTGTATATCCTATTAGTTGGCCGTAGTGTTTTTTTGCCCAACTTTCATAAGTTTTATCATTTTTACTCATTATGCAAATCCCCATCTTTTTAAAACTTTAATATCATCTTCATCTACATTGTCGATACGATCAATATAAACTTCAATTTCAGGGGAGTGCTGACAATCGCCATCATCGTCAATATATTCTCTAACCATAAAGAAATCATCATAGCCGTCTTTTTTAAAAACTTTAAAATTAGCATAAATTAATCTAAGTAAATCTATTTCTTTAATGTGTTTACCATCTTGATTTACTGCAATTTTCTCACTCCAAGGTCTGCCCTCAAAATCACGTTCAATTAACTTACAATCTAAAAGTTCAAAAAAATGTTTGTGGGAACGCTCATACGTTCCCTCATTTTCTATAGTTCTTATCATTACTGGCATTATTCACTCCCTTTCAGCTGTTCTTTAATCCAATCTCGAGCAGCACTATTGGAAATATGATTTGACATAAAATACGTCAAATTATCATCATCAAAAGCTTGTAGGACATAATAGTAATCAGGGTTTGGATCTTTACCGCTAATCTGATGTAACAAAAAATACATTAAATCTCTATCTTCTAACTCATTTACTTCGGCTAGAAATTGTTTTTTTGCTTCTCTGTATTCCATAATTATTCCTCCTCCTCGTTTACAGTTCCTAAAACTTCTATCTCTTCTAAATTATCAAAAGACATTTCCATTTGTGCATTATCTAAAGCTTCATCTTCATTTTCAGCTTCAACATAGACAGTAGTTTTCAGCCAACCTGACATAAAAACTTTGTATTTTTCCATAAATATTTCTCCTATAATATGTGATTTATCTTATATATTTATCAAATAAAAAAGGCCATGTCAAACATGGCCTATATTTTATCTTCTACGTCTTGTTTTGGGTCGTTGGTTTTTATACTTTTCGTAATCTTTTCCGTATAAAATTTTTCCAATCCAATCGAATAAAAAAAACATCCTACCTCCTTTCATTACTTATAAATTGCTGGTCTAAATGTGATCTGACCAGTTTTATCTCTGCTTAAAAATCCTGACGAAATAAATTTATTTCTAAACTCAAACTTGCCAAGCTTGTCTTGAATGGCCAATTCTAATTTTATATTTTTAATTGTTGATTCATCTAGATCTTTAAAATTTAAATTATATTCACGCATCACAGCTCCTTTCATATTGATTATCTATTACAGCATCTCTGTGTAATTCTTTGTGTTGGTTTAAATATTTTTCTTCTTCGATAAACTCAGCTACTTTATCTCTTATTTCGCATATCTGATTAAAGTGTTGATGGTCACAAGTTATTTCAGTTACGCCATGCTTTTCTAAAAGATTATAAAAATCATCTTGAAATTTAGTAAACTCACTATCTGACATTTCAATTCTGCTCATCATTATCCTCCTGATCTTTCAATTGTGAGTACAAAGTAATTCCATAATCATAACCTTGGTTATAATAATGATCGTTTTTATTTTCATCACGTTCTCCATGCAACAATCCATCTGCAACACCATCTTTGAAAGCGAATAAATTTTGATTATCCATTATTATCCTCCTGATCATTTTCTATGAGTTCGTTCAACAAATCTCTAAGCTGAACTCTTTGTTGGGGCGTCCAAATATCTCTAGCAATATATGTAGTTCGCATCGTATTTTTTTCATGCTCGGCCACATCTATCAAAGAATTATATTCAAACTCTTTATGCTCTTCTTCGTTGTGTTGAAAACCATCTCCCATCTCTTCTTTAGTCAGCCAATGTTTCATCATTATCCTCCTCAACCTCTATTTTATAATGATAAGTGTTAGGATAAGTTTGATGTTCGTCCCAAATGTAGTCTTCAAGTGCTATACGTTTTGCGTGTTTTTCGTTATGAGCATCAATGTAAAACTCATGCGTTTGGGTAACTTTTACATAATACTTAGTCATTTTCTCCCTCCATCAGTTCAAAAAGTTCGTTAAGTTTTCTACTAAATAAGTCTATTTCTTCGTCATCAGGATAGGTTTCTAATAAGCTTTCAAACATACCTTGGGCATCTCTGAACTTTGTCTTAATATCAACTAATGTTTCAGGTTTGT